AGCGAGCTTGTACTCTTCCCCCCCTAAGGTGATTGTTCTTTCCATTGTTTATACCACCGTAATCACAGGGATTGTTGGCGCGGATGTTAAGAAATTCGTGTAGTTACTATCGCCAATCGCCGCGACACTGTTCGTGATCAAGTGATCGCCAACTTCAAGTGGTCGCGCGGTAATGTTTAAAGTGATGGCGTTAGCTTCGGCCGAGTCTGTTTTCGACTTTGTGGCTTCACTAATCGGCGTGACGTTACATAGATAAAACCAGGCTCGACGTGCTTTGGCATCGCCTTGAAACTCAAGTCCGAGCGCGAAGGTGACTGTTTTTGCGTTAGCAACTTCGACAATGTTTCCGTTAGCAAGCCGCTTATATCCGAGGATGTTAATCTTAAATTCCTCAGTGATTTCAGTTAGTTTTAGTGTAAGCGTTCTACCTGCGTTTTGGACAAGGTTAGCGATTACGACATCGTCAGCATAAACGGCTGTTGAACCGCCGACGATATCACTTGTGAATTCTTGCGCTCCTGGTAGAGCAATGGGGGCCGCATAAGTAAAGGTTCCATCAGTTCCCTGCGTTGCGATCGAATAATGAACATTTCGTAGCCCATACGTAATTTTGTTGTTAGCCATAATTAAATTTCCTCCAGTCTAACTTCATAGACTTTATTTATTGAACCGTCCTCATTGCTATATTCGGATAGGTTTTCCGGCGTGTATCCGGCTTGAAGTAATGTGCGGACCAGCATTTTTTCTTGGTTCACGTCCTTCTTTTTAGTAATCAACGTGATCTGAATGATGCTCGTATAATAAACCGGCTTATCTTCAGCAAATACTGACGCCCTTTTGCTAGTTTCTTGAAACACAATAAAGGGCGGTTCGGCATTGTCTTCGTTGTCATAATCATTGGTGGCATAAAACACTTTATCGACAACGCTTAATAAAGTGGTTCGTAGCTTTTCTAAATACATGGACTAGCCCGCCTGCCTAATGATTTGCCTGATTTCTTCAAGCATGAGTGGGGTTAGTGCTTCGTATGATGGTCGTAAATATGGCCTCGCCGCGATGAGCTTTCCACTTCGATGTTTAAACCCAAACTCGACTAGATGGACGAGACCGCTCTGTGTTTTTGAGTAGATGACAATGATGCGATTTGCCCCTTCGCCATATGACTCCTTAACAAAGGAATCAGCGAGGGCGTTAGGAGCACCACTTCGAGGAGCATTTGTCCGAATGTAATCAATAATGCTATCGGCTGTTTTATCAAGACTAGCTTCAATTTGTCTTGTGACATCTTTTGAATATTCAACAACACTTTTTTCGATTTCTTCTGTAAGTTTACTAGGATCCATTATCAAGTATCTCCTCCCACTTTAAAGGCGTCTCCGAAAGATATAGTTCGATGTATTGCCCGTTTAGATAAGTGCGTTTAATTTCATAAATCTTCTCATAACGAGGAAAGTAAGCATACTTGCTTCCATCATAAATAAATGATTGGATGCTAACTTTAAAATCAAATAGGACTTTTGATTGTATGGATGAGTAATATTCCTTAGAGGAGATGGAGCTGATAACTCCACCCACCTCCTTGGAGCCGACCAACCGCCAAGTCTTGTTGCCAAGATTATCGACAGCTGTTTTAACACGAAATAGGATGAAGGAAGTATTGTAGGAATTAGGATACGCAATCATAAGGAAACCCGAAGATTATCACTCATGAGGAGCGCCATGAACCTCAGAGGCTAGAGGCACGAGGCATAACTGTCTGAGTAAGACATCAAAGCTCTTAGGCAACTCTCTCACCGTACCATCGCTTTTGAAGCCAAAGTTTGTCTTCACAAATATGATAATAAGAGCTTTTACCAATGAATCATCGCTAGATTCAGCGACTTCACGAGGAACTCCAGCCGTTATCAGCAGCTGGCGGCACGAGGCGATTTGAACTATCAATTCCTCATCAGCATAGTTTTCTGTTACAGGGATTAGCAAAGATTTTTTGGCTATCTCCAGCATGTTTTCACTCATCATAATGACCTCCCTATCATTTTGATATTTTTCCTATTCGCTTAAACGATAGGCCGTCTAGTCCGAAGACATCAGACCTACGTGTTTCGACCAATAATTAAATGTTGCTTATTAGGCAACTAGCCAGCAGGTTCTGTGGCTTTTTTCTTGATTCGTAAGAATCCTTTATATCCGACCACGTTACCGCCAGTAAACACGGAGGCTTTGTAGCTGATGATCCCATCTTTGAACTTGTAATCAGTTGATTTAGCAATTTCAACAGGTGAGAACACGGGTACTTCATAGTTCGTAAGCGCACCATAGGCGATACAGTAAGTACCAGCAGCAGTGCTTGGATCGGCGATGGAACCGCAGTTGCTATTGATGATATATGGAATGCCATCAATCGTGGATGCGCTGTAATCGACGATATGTACTTTGCGTCCTTCAGAGGTCCGAAGATTTGCGAAAGCGCGCAAGTCATTTTTACTTAAAATTAAGGCCGCTCCACCTTCGACTTCTTCATCCCCACCATAAGCGTAGATAATTTCATCAAGTGTGGTTTCGTCAATGGTCTCAATCTCGACATCAGTATTGTCAGCGAGTGCTTCTACACCGGTCGCAAAGATGCCTTTAAACGTGTTAGTGGTTCCGGCACCGCGTAAGATTTGTTGCGAGATTTTCTTGCGAAGTGCAATGTTAATTCCTTTTAACACTTCTTGCGAATAAGGAAGCGCTGGTAGTTTTTCCAGCTCTTCAGTGATTTCAGCGTAAGCCGTCACTTTTACTTTAGTAATGGTTGCATAACCGAACGTCGGCTCAGCCGTTGTGTAAGGATCACCTTCAGCGGTAAGACCAGCGATTCCATTCGTTTTGATGAAAGACTTCTTATACGTCTCTCCACCTTCCAAATTTACAATTTTCACTCGATCGACAAGTGTAGAAACTTCACGGAACGGATATTCACCGATCGCGGTGTTTGTGTGTGAGGGCAGTAAGACATTACTAGAAGTAACCGTAACTGTGCGACCTTCTTTTAAGTCCTTACCGCGTTTTTCCATGTTTTCGACCATTTGATTGTCATCACGTGTTTGGATCATCGGCGACTTATCAAACTTACGCTTCATGACGAGTTTCTTTTCAATGAGATCCCGTTCCTCATTCAGCGTATCTGTTTCCGTTTCGAGTTTTTCGAGTTCGGAAATGTTATCTTCTTTTTCTGCTAGGCCGCGAATTTCATTCAAGCGGTCAGCAATTTCTTTTTTGCGAATTTCTAAATTCATGTGTGAATTCCTCCTAAATATTCGTTTTTAATTTGAGTCTTTTGCGTATTACTTGTCTCATCTGCTCGTTTTTCACATTCTCCAATGCCCCTAGTTCCGCATCCGCGATTTCTAAGGAACGAGTCAGTGCATCAATAGAGGTGCCCTCATAGGCTGGTAAATCCACGACCGAAACATCATACAAACGATCAATCTGCGTGATAGTCCGTTTCGGCACTTCTCCACTTCTATCCCAGCTTTGACTTTTGACAGTAAAAGCAAATGACATCTTGTCTAGTAACCCAGCGACAATCGATTTATAAACATCCCGATTTGACTGAGTATCAATTAATTCGGCTCTAATCTTGAGGCCACGTTCATCAATTTGAAAGGTGAGCGAACCATTACGAGTCCGCGCTAGTATAAGGCGGTTGTCGGTATGGTTATATTTGAGCGGCACATCTTGTAAATCAGCGCCTTCAAGAGATCGTTGATCGATAACTTCTGTAAAACCATGTTCTCTATCACCGATGAGCGTTTCTTGGTTAAAAACGATTGCATAACCTTCAATAATCATTTTTTCAGCTTCATCAGGGCTTTTACCTTCAATGGTAGAAAACCGAACTTCTTTATTTTTTAACATCTTCTTCCTCCTTCGGCTCTTCACCGACTTGGTATTTGTTCGCGCTATTTGCGTCGACATAGTTAAGTGATTGGAGACGCTTATCTCCGCCTTCGATTGGCTCAAGACCTAGTAAACTTCTCGATTCATTTAAAGAGAGGATTCCTAGTCCCATTAGTTTTTCAATCGCACTGACTTTGGTGTTCCATGACGCGTATTGTAAACGCTCGGAGTAAAAGACAATTTGCTCTCCGTTTTCTAGATTGTTTCTCGTTAAGAGTGCTTTAGAAAAGGTCTCTGAAAAAGCAATAGCGATGCCTTCAATCGTCCCTTCATAAAATGCGTTATATTCATCCTCGGTGTATTTGTTGTCATAGATTGATTCACTGACACCGAAATAGGTGATGATCTTCTTTTGTAGGAAAGTGAGCGTCTCACTACTGACGAGTTTGGGATCGACACTTAGCGGTATGTAATCACTTTTAAGGTCGACGGGGACTATTGAAGAATTGCCATTTATCGTCGCCTCTTTAAGCGCACGATCGAATTCATCCTTCTGTGCTTTTTTATCTTTTTCCGAGAGCAGCCCATTGATTTTTAGTAAGCCTTTAATTTGAAAGCTACTTCTGATGGCGTTATCAATTCCCTGGAGCACAGAGTCGTTAATCTTGATGGTCTTTAAGATTGCAGAATGGTCTGAGATTGCTCCACTGCCACCGAAGATATCGTTGAGGCCATAGAACCTCCGCATGTGAATGATGGATTCATAGGGCAGAGTATAGGCTCTTCCATCTAGAAAAGAAAAACGGAGGTATAAGTCTCCGCTTGAATCTTTAATCGCCTCGACTGAGTTAGGTTTGATTGGCCATAACTCTTTTAGTTCATAGGTGTTTTCGTCATAAACTGGATAAATGAATGCGTTATTGTTTAGATATAAAAGTGTCACCACTCGATAGATAAAATCGTAAGGCGTCATCAATGGATTAGGCTGATATTTTAGTAAATATGCGAGTGTTCCCTTTTTCTCCACGACTGACGAGTTATCAAGGTTTTTTACATATCGCGGTTTAAGTTTTGCAGCATGAGTTGCGATGCGATCGATACAAATCTTGACGACATCACTGGCGTTGATATTGTTGCCAAAATCGTTAAATATATTTAAGGTTGATTGAAAAACTTTTGTGTCGTAATTCATCGGCTCAACGGTTTTCTTTTTTCTTGTAAATAATCCCATAAAGCCTCCTAACTTATCATGTTTTCATAATCGGTTTTGTATCGGTTTAAGACAGCATAAGCAATGATTAAAGCAACCGTTCCATCAATCCTTCTTAACTTTGAATTCAGCTTCGAAGGCTGGATGTTTCCGTTGATGTCGACCTTCGCTTGGGTGTTACTTAGGCACCACTTCAAAATCGGATTGTTGTTATAGATCACAAGTTTATTTTTCAGATCAGCTTCAAGTTGTTTCATCGGTTCTGAAAGGGAGTAAACGCCCTGTCTCACTTTTTCCATCGTGAAACCAGCGTCTTCCATCTCTTTAATCCAGTACTGTGAGTTCCACGGATCAAAGCCAATCCAAAGTGGTCTAATTTGATAAGTTTGAATCATCTTAACAAACCACTTGGTCACTAGTGTAAAATCATTTTGATTACCATCTGTAAGTGTGATGAATCCACGTTTATGCCAAATATCATAAGGAACACTATCTTCCGCTATGCGCTGCGCTAATACATCTGAGGGCATGAAAAATTGTGGAATCACATACTTCTTCCCATCTTTGATGACTAAGAGAATTGCCACGGTTAAATCGGTGGTCGAAGATAAATCAACGCCGCCTATGGCATAGCTATCTTTCAGGAAATCAAGCTCAAATTTAGTCTCGTTATTTAGATCAGCAAAGTTTAGCCATGATCCACTATCGAGTTGCTTCAAATTAAAATCTTTACAGAGCATCGTTACACGCGTCGAGAGGTCGTTTTTAGCTTTGTTCATAATGTCATCTAAGTAGGAGACAAGTTTTATTTTCCCAATGGAAGGATTGCTCTTTTGCCATGAAGTAGAATCTTCGAAGACCTCATCAATGCTGTCCTGCGTATAAAGCCAAGGGAGAATCCGGATATCATTGATTTCGCCCTTAATCATCTTGCGGCAGTAATCGAGTTTGCTATCAAGAAATCCATCTACTGTAGTGCCTTCAGTCGTGATAATGAAAATAAGCGGCTCTTTCTTAGTTGATTGACTTTGTTTAATCGCGTCATACACTTTTGAATCTGTCATTTCGTGCACTTCGTCAATACATCCGACCTCGATGTTGTAACCATCTTTATTACGCGACTGCGCCGATAGTTTTTTAATCTTGTTTTTATTCTTAGGCGAGTAGATATAGAAGATATTTTTCTTTGATCGCTTCTCATTTCTAAGCGGCCGGCTTTGCTCACGCATGTTATTTATCTCTTCAAAAAGGATGGATGCTTGGTCGTTCGTGTTTGAGGCACAGACGATATCAACCCCTCCCGAGCTTAAGAAAAACTCCGCCAGGTCAATGCCTGCAATGAACGTTGTCTTGCCGTTTTTGCGCGCTACAACGAGCAGAACTTCATTAAACCTACGCAAACCGGTGTCCGCCATTTTGAAGCCGTAGGAGGCCTCTAAAAACGCTTTTTCCCATAATTCTAGGATGAATGGTTGACCGTTAAAGGGGGATTTAGTGTGTTTACAAAACTTTTCAATAAAGTCAATTCGTAGTAGCCCTGGCTTTGTGTCATAGACATAGGCGGGATTGGCCATATCTTCCTTCAAAGCATCGATGACACTTTTTAGTTCTTTGCCAACCCGGATCCTTCCACTTTCAATTTCATCAAGGTACTCAAGTAAATAACTCATTCTTCAATGGGCGCGCTTTCTTCTTGGGGATATAACCTGGGCGCATTGGCCTTAGGAAGGGCATCGTCAGTGGGTTCATCAATATCGTGGTAATGAATCTCGCTATCTTTTTTCCCTAGAATGAGCCAGGGGCCAATAATAAGACCATCCGTCACACTTTGAAGGACCTTACCTACTTCTGCATATAGAATGCGTCGTCCGTTTTCTTCTTTTATTTCCATAAGGGTTCCTCCTACGCTAATGACCAGTTTTTATTAAGCGCGATATTAAGTTCTTCTTGTGTGCACTTAGCAAGGTTAGCGGCACCCAAAGTGAGCACCTTTGCCCCTGCACCGCTTAGATCCTTCAATGATTGAAACATCAAGACGATGGATTCTTTTGTTAGGTTTGTGACGTTTGAAAAGTTAGATGAAACATTGAAACTCGTTTGTAGTGTGATTTTATTAAGTAAAGGGCAATCTTGAATAGCGTTTGCCGGAATCGCTGAGGTCACTGTGTTAGGAATCCAGACTTCGTTTAATACCGGACAACTTTTAATAACAGATGTTCCGCCCGAGAGGGTTTGCAGCCGATCGGGAAGGTATAATTTCGTGAGGTTAGGAATGTTCCAAAAAGCATAGCTGCCTAAAGTCCGTAGGTTCGATAAAGCTTCAAAGCGGACGATGCCACATCCGCAACTGCCGAGATTATATTTTCCCCATGCATCAATTGACTTTGGAAAGGTGATATCGCCAAGATTCGCAATTCGGTAGATCGCGTAATCTTCGAGTGTTCTAAGCTGCGATCCTTCTTCAAAAATAATCCCGTTACAACCCGAATCATATAAGATACGGTCTTTAATGGTGATGATGCTCGAAGGAATAATTAACTTAAATGCCTGCGCATAGTTTGATAAGAAATAGCTACTAATAAATGACGCGGTGTTTGGAATTTGAAACTCATCAAAAGTTCCCTCAACTAACTCACGCAGAAGATTTTGTTCTTCTGTGGTCGAGTTGTTTCCTAAATTACCACGCGCAACATTCGCAATTAAAGGTTCGCTTGCATAGATGTAGTTTGCGGTAATGACACTACTTGCATTGGCGGGTTCATCACAGCAGATAAAGGATATCTCCCACCTTCCTTCCCAGGCAGTGACGGCTTTGGGAATTTCAAAGGTGTTGTCATGAACGCGATATAGATAGTTGGTGTTTTGATGCGTGAATTTTAAGTAGTGATATTCGCTATCAACCTCTGGATCAACGGTGAAGTTTAACTTAACCCGCTTACTCTCTTTGAAAACGGAAATCGTTAGAGGAAACTCGCTTGTAATCAGCTTTCCTGTTTTATCAACGTTGATATTTATTTCATATGCCATAGTGCCTCCTTACAAATTCGCGTTCCTCAAGAACTCATCAAATTCGTCGTCGTTATCGATTGTATTTCTACCCATCACAATGCTGAGTGTCTTAATAATTCCTTGATATACCGTCAAGGTTTTAAGGTATGTTTTGTAGTTAACGGATTCACGAGAGTTACCTTTATTTGAGAACTGAATAGCCCCATGTTTTTTTAGTGAAACCTCTAGTTCGTCTAATTGAACTTTAAGAAAAGCTGCCTTCATCAGCAGCTCATTAATTAACTTTGTTTTGTTCTCGTCTACGTCTTTGAATAAATCTAACAACCGAGCGTATTCTATTTGTACATTTTCATAATTCATCTGCTTCCTCCAATAAAAAAACCAGGCCGTTTCCGGAATCCTGGATTTTTGAAATTTTAGCCTCCCACATTTGTGAGGTCGGGGCTGCGGTACTAGAACAATAATATGCTATCTTTTAACGGGGGGCTTAATCTCGATGAATAGTTTAATTCTGTCGAGTTCAACCTCAGGAATTCCCTTTTTAACAAGCTGCTTATAAATCGAACGTGCCTTTCGAGGTGGAACGTTATACTCCTCTTCAATTAGATATTCATTAATCTCGTCAGCTTTTAGTTGTTGAGTTTTGTTAGGATCATTCCAAATTTCTAAACAATGTGTGATAGTTTCTTTTCGTGACATGAATATACCTCTTTGGTCCTATTTTAACACTCTTGATGAGTCAAATTTCCGTCCCCATCGAAATTTTGTTTGTTCTTATTGAACCGCTTATGCTCTTTGTTATGGCAGTCTTTGCATAGCAGTATTAGATTGTCTTGATTTAAAGTTACATTAAGATCATTAACATTACTCGGTGAGACATGGACAATATGGTGAACTTCTTCTCCAACTCCGCCACATTTCTCGCACCTTCCGTTCGCACTCGTTATCTTGATTAAACGCGCCTGTTGCCAAGCAGAACTTCGATAAAAGCGGTTAATGGCAGCACAAGTACTAATCATGGACAAGCTTTGCTCCTGCCGACAACACTTGAGAAAGTCTGCTTAGCTTTTCCCATGGAAGCTTTAAATCATCTCGACCAACATGACCATATTTAGCGAGTTCATAATACTTAACAGATCCGAGACTCAACTCTTCTCTTATACTTCTCGGGCTAAAATTAAACACATTCTTAACTAACTTTAATAGCTCTTCTTCGTTTACATCTGATGTACCAAAGGTATCTACCGTTAGAGAAATAGGATTAGCGATTCCAATAGCGTACGACACTCCTACTTCACATCTATTTGCGAGCCCTGAGGCAACGATATGTTTCGCCACAAACCGACAATAGTATGCGGCAGAGCGGTCGACTTTGCTTGGATCTTTACCCGAGAAAGCACCACCGCCATGACGACCAACGCCACCATAGGTGTCACAGATAATCTTACGTCCGGTTAAACCTGAATCAGCATAAGGACCACCAATAACGAATTCTCCGGTTGGATTAATAAGAATGGAGGTTCTATCACTTATATACTCTGGTGGAATCACATCTTTGATAACCCTCTTAATAATTGGTTCAAAGACTTTTCGCTCAACACCAGGCTTAGTTTGTGCGGAAACCACTACTGTAGTAACGTATGCCGGTTCGCCATCAACATAAGCAACACTCACTTGGCATTTACCATCTGGACCAAAGACTGAACTGTGAAGGTTCTTTGTAATGCGATCCATTTCGATGGCAATATTCCTTGATAGTTCAATGCTTAGTGGCATCAGTGTGGACGTGTCATTAGAGGCATAGCCAAACATGATCCCCTGATCACCCGCGCCATCTTTATCAACACCAAGCGCAATGTCTGGTGATTGTTTGGAGATTAACTCTAATACTTGGAAATGCTCATGGTAGCCGATATCGTTCAAAACGGATTTAGCAATCTTTGCCGGTTCAATCTTCGCTGTAGTCGTCAGTTCTCCACCAATGACTAAGCAGTTATCTTTGATAAAACACTCAATTGCGACACGACTTTCTTTATCTACTTCTAAGCAGGCATCGAGAATGGCATCGCTAATTTGATCACAGACTTTATCAGGATGACCACGAAAAACAGATTCACTAGTTACAATTTTCATTACGAACTCCTTATTAAGAAAAAAAGGCCCTTAAGCCTTCTTGTTTAGTCTTTTAATGCGCTCGGGAATGACATACTTTAAATTGCATTCATCGCAGCACTTTTCGCCCTTCAACGGGCTTGGATTATTGCCATAACCAACAATTGTTTTGTGGCAGATACAACATTTTTCATTTTTGCTCATTTTTAATTACCTCTTTAATATTCCGTTCTGGAATGATGGCAACCATGCGCTCATGGGCTAGAAACTCAACCAGCGTGCTCGTCATGTCCCCGCCCGTAATGATGATGGCGTACCAAGTTCCCTCTAAATAGGATCCATCTTCGTAAACTTTATCAATGGTTCCTATCACGTCATAAAACTTCTTTTGATTCTTTAATTTAGCCTTAACAACTGCTCCTTGAGTGACTTTCATGCTAACCTCCATAATGATGATTCATCATGTGTATGTTCGCGTAATAAACAACATATAGCAACGACAAAATCGATATATTTTGCTAGGTGTCGTTTTTTGCTTTTATTGATTAATCTAAGAGCTTTTCACTTTGCTCGACGATATAATCCGGAATCGTTGAAAGCGGGATTTTCACACCATCGCGAATGAGAAAACAGCCATCAATACTATTCTTTAATCGACTATATCTTTTAACAATGACATCCACGTAACGTTCATCGAGTTCCATCACTAGTGCTTTGCGTTTAAGTTCCTCACAGGCAATTAACGTCGTGCCACTGCCACCGAATAGATCGAGAACTGTTTCACCTTTTCGGCTTGAGTTATTAATCGCTCGGGCAACTAGTGGGATTGGTTTCATGGTTGGATGCAGGTCATTTGTCTTCGGTTTGTTATATTCCCAGACAGTATCTTGTGTGCGGTCTTCGGCAAAGTAATGAGTCTCGCCCTCTTTCCATCCATAAAGGATTGGTTCATGCCGCCAATGATAATCTTGTCTCCCAAGCACGAGTGAGTTTTTAACCCAAACTAGACACTCAGACAGTTTTAATCCAGCACCTTTAAAAGCTGTTCTAAAGTTCAAACCTTCGGTGTCAGCGTGGCAGCAATATACGACACCGCCCGGTTTTAAATGCTCGGCCATATTAGTGAACGCTTTTGACAAAAAAGTCAGGAAATCTCCATCTTTTTGCTTATCGTTTTGAATTTTCATCCCAGTCGAGCCTTCGTAATCTACGTTATATGGCGGATCGGTAAAAATCATATCGACCACTTTTCGATTCACTAAAGCCTTAACGATCTCGGGATCGGTGGAATCTCCGCACATCACGCGATGTTCATTTAATTCAAAGATGTCACCTTTTTGTGAATATGGATGATCGGTTAATACTTCACTTTCATCAAAGTCATCATCTTCAGGATCATCACCTAACTTCTTCTGTAATTCCTCAAAACCAAATAGGTCGAGATCTAATTCAATATTGTCAAACTCAATCTTTAATTTATCGAGGTCCCAGTCGGCAAGTTCCGAAGCACGATTATCCGCTAAACGAAATGCACGAATTTTATCTTCACTTAAGTCATCAGCGATAATGCAAGGAACGTCAGTAATGCCTAACTTCTTACAAGCCTTGATTCGTGTGTGTCCAGCAATAATGACATTATCTTTTGTGATAATCACCGGGACTTTAAAACCGAATTCCTTGATTGAATTAGCGACAGCTTCGACAGCTTGATCATTTTTTCTTGGGTTGTTTTCATAAACCTTTAGTTCATCAATATTTTTAATCACTATCTTCAGTTCTTTCGCCATTAGCCCATTCCTCCTGACTTTCTTTCATCTTCTGCTCGGCAAGTTTGAGCTCTTCGCTTCGATCACTAAACTCACGACCAAAATGTCTCGATAATAAGTAAACAAGTGCCTTATAGTCTGGTGGAACTTGCTTTGTTACCTTCGTCACTTTACGTCTTGGTGGACTTCCTCGTCCTTTATCTTCGACGATTTGCTCTTCGTCAACAGTCTCAAAGCCAACAGCACGCTTATACATCGCGCCCATGAGGTCCATTTTTAAGTTGACTCTCGCTGACTCCATGACCTGTCCGATTTCCGGATGTCTCTTCTTCAACCTAGAAAATGTGGCTTCATCGATACTGAGGCGTTCGCACATTTCTCGCTGTGTCACTAACTTCTTAGAACACTCGGCGATAAAAGCTTGAATCTCTGGCCACTTCCCTGAGTCTAACCACAGTTCATAGGTATCTCGTTTGGGGATTTTTCCCATGTCGATTACCTCCAAATTGTGTAATAAAAAAGCCAACGCTTATTTGTCCTGCGCCGGCTGTGTTTATGTACTTCTCTACACTTATAGCTTATGTGAATAACTCGCTATACGGAAGGTATACTTTACTATACTTTGCTATACTCTTTTGGAACTTTTACGAGTTTCAAGGCTCTCTGGTGTAGTTTATAGAGATACACCTGACTGTATGCAAGATCGATGGCGATATCCTCCCAGTTTCGGCAGTTGATATAGCGCTCACGAAGGATGATTTCAAGCTTTGCATCTCCTATTTCAGCGATCGTTTTAGCAATTTCACGCTTCAATGCCATCAACTTATCGATTTCGGCATGAATCATTTTCTCAAGTTCCATAATTTTATCGATGTAGCGTATGAACGGCGCTTCTAGACTTGGCTGCTGTTTGATCTTATTAGGTCCATAACTCGGACCACTTGGACCAAGCGCAATTGTGTTGATATATTCAAGTTCATTTTCAAATGACTTAATGCGATTATTAAGAAGTCTAGCCTGACTTAAGTACTTTTTTGCATCCATTGCATTTACGCTCCTCTCTTAATGTGATTAGTAATGTCGCTGGATTGATCGAAGTTAAGACTCCGAAGTATGGCGACTGGATGAACGATTCTATTTCTTCTATTTCCTGGTTATATTTAGCCCGTATCTTTTCATATTTAGATCGGTTCGTTAATCGAAGTAACGCACCACGAGTTTCAAGTTGAGTTAGACCTTCACAGGCTTTGCGATAATCGAACACAGCGCACTTTACGATGTTAGCGGCTAATTTATCAAAGCACGTCATATATTCGCCCTCACTGCTTTAAACAGCGCATTTTGCAGCGTTTCTTTTCCGCTTAGGACTTTCAAGATTTGTTCGTCGATCGTCTTATCAGCAATGATATGCATCACAACTACAGTGTTTGAAATTTGTCCTTGTCGCCATATCCGGGCAATCGTCTGTTGATATAGTTCAAGGCTCCACGTCAAGCCAAACCACACCAGTGTTGATCCTCCACTTTGTAGATTAAGGCCATGCCCTGCTGATGCTGGATGGATAAGTCCGACTTGAAGATTTCCTTTATTCCAGTTATCGATACTTAGTGATGTATTTAACTCCTGGTAGACAATTCCAAGTGTATTGAGTCGTTCTTTAATCCGCTCAAGATCATGCTTGAACCAGTATGCAAGTAAGATGGGATTGCAATTAGCGGATTCAACTATATCCTCGAGTGCATCTAACTTTTTATCATGTATAACCTCACTTTTACCAGCTTCAGTGTAAATGGCACCGTTAGCAATTTGAGTTAATTTGCCGGTCAGCACAGCAGCATTTGCGGCCGTTATTTCCTTTTCCTTAAGTTCCAGCACGAGGTTATCTTTGAAATCTTCGTAATATTGATATTCGTCATCATCAAGATAGACTTTGTACTCACTGCTAATGAGCTCGGGCATTTTGATGTGGTCTTTCGCCTTCATGGAGATGGTCATGTCACTAATAAGATTAAAGATGGCATCTCTCGCTCCAGGGAGTGGACGATATGAGAATATGACATTTCCATTACGCTTATCTGGTGTAAAGAAATTATTTCGATAATGAGTGATAAACCTACCAAGTCGTCTTCCATAGTCAAGCACGCGGAACTCTGCCCATAGATCCATTAATCCATTTCCAGCCGGAGTGCCGGTGAGGCCAACAATGCGTTTTGCATCTGGTCGTATTTTTAGTAAGTTTTGAAATCTCTTACTTCTACCATTTTTAAATGATGAGAGTTCATCGATGACGATCATATCGAACCGCACATTAACACCGCTCTTTTCCACTAACCATTGGACGTTTTCTCGGTTAATGATATAAATATCAGCTTTAGCATTTAACGCTCGAATCCGTTCTTCTTCATTTCCTACCGCAACCGACACAACTAGATGGCCAAGATGATCCCACTTTGCGATTTCGTTTGGCCAGGTATCGCGGGCAACTCTAAGTGGTGCGATGATTAATACTTTGCTCACCTGAAACGAGTCGAATAGTAGCCCATCAAGTGCGGTCAGAGTAATAACGGTTTTACCTAATCCCATATCCAAGAGAATCGCCGAGATGCTGTTCTCTTCAATAAACTTGGTTGTGAATGTTTGATAATCATGTGGTACATATTTCATCTATAATTCCTCCTATCAATTTTTCATCATCTAGCACGAACACCAGGAACCCTAGTTCACGTAATTGTCTAAATCTTACTTTTTGTAGTTTTCGTGGTTTTTTTCCTGGCGCTTTTACCTCAACGAAGGCGAGCTTACCAACAGCAATCAAGATCAGCCGATCAGGTAATCCATCAAAACCAGGACTCACCAGTTTTAGAGCCAAACCACCACGCTCCTTAACTGCCTTAACTAGTTTGTTCTCAAGTCTTTTTTCTTCTGCCATTTGCCCTCCAATGACAAGGTGTATCAACGTCGTTTCCATAACTTTCTCTAGAGCAAATTTATATCTATTTTTACCTTATGCAAACTTTAGGAATTGATATTGATACACCTTGTCATTTTTATGTTAAAAAGTCATCAATTCCGTCGATTTCATGCTGCTTTTTCAGCCTTAATCCAACATGATATCTTTTTCGCTTCTGAACCAGTCTTCTATATCCATTTTTTTCTAATGAGGCGGTAAAATCACTTGTGCTTCTCGCATATTCATTATTCCCAGAACAGAAATTAATGTATGTGCGATATAGATCTGAGGAGCTTTCTTTTGCCTTCGGATCAATCTCACAGCATTCATCAAGGAACTGTTGAAACCAGTCATTTTGCTCACGATATTCATCGATTGCCGCCTTGACTACTGCGGGAGTTTCAATGATAAAATTGTCCGCTATGACCTTTCGCGCCCCTTCGATAATCCAATACAAAATGTACTCGCCACTCTTCTCAAGCAGCACTTCAGTAAAGTTCTTAATATCATCTGGCCCAGTCATTTTATTCTTAAATGGGATAACGATTAATCGTCTCCAAATACCATCATCACTAGCACTAACCTTTGGTAGGTGGTTCGTATACAAGACCAATGTGTGCGAAGGAATAAAGGAGAATGGATCCTTATACTTCTTCTCAGCGAAAATCGCATCTGTCGAACATAGTTGTTTGACTATCGAATCGTTGAGCCGCGCACCTTCCTGGCTTTCAGCCGCCATGATTAGTCGCTTACCACGAAGCTCAGCCATCTCGGGCTTGATATTACGTCGATTATTAACCGTTAACGTATCCGCTGAAAGATTTCCGCAGTATGAACCCATGACACGAGAAACAGCATTCCAGAAGGTTGATTTCCCATTCCCGCCATCGCCATAAGCAATGATTAACGCTTCAATATAGACTTTCCCAATGGCTCCTAATCCACATATCCGTTGGACATATTCAATTAGCTCATCGTCACCAAATATCTTATTTAGACTCTTTTCCCATTCATCTTTACCTTTTAGGCTAGGAGTATAGGCAGTAATCTTCGTCATAAAATCATCTGGTCGATGTTCTCTAGCACCACTGATGCCTTTCTTAAGGTCATAGGTTGCATTAGGCGTACACAGCAAGAAAGGATTCGCATCTAGTTCTTTAAAGTCAATCTCTAACATTGGATGAGACTCTTTCAAAGTTGCACTGATATTGGATGAACTGCGGCGCTTGACTGCGAATTCTTCATAATTTTTCGCCTCTTTATATTCCGCTAATGCCGAATTTTGATCATCCGTCATTACGGTTGATTGCTTGTTTTTAGGGGTTACCGAAATAACATCAAAGACTTTCTCCTTACTTGCTTTCTTATAAGCTTCCAATACTTTTAGTTTTGCTTCCTTTAATTGGCGTCTAGTTAGTTCTTGCGCGATAAACTGTGCTCCTGGTTCGCTTTCTTGCCAGTAATTTCCTCGATATCTTAAAAAATGCGTTTGCGGAGAATAACGCAGTTCGTTTGAAAAGTACTTCGCGAGCACTTCTGCTTGACCTACGTCGGACAAATCCCCAGGCACATATGAGTAATCGTCGTTATATACTTCAGGCGGAATGTAGGTATTGTCTTTAATTATCTTTTGATAAAACTTCTGTGCGCTTCGCCAAATCAGCTCGAGCTCACTATCTTCTAATAGGGGAACACATAGTGTCGACTTTTCCAAAAAGAGCGCATAAGCTTCCTCAGTATCACCATACTTTTTAATGATGCGGCCAGCATATTTGGACATCGTGCTATTACGATTTCCTTCAATAATTTTGTCATCGAAAGCATCCTCAAAGTCAGTTTCTTCAATAAACTCGTCAACATTGATTTTGCCTTTAACAATATCCACTTTTGCTTCCGATGTTCCGAAAAAGAAACGGCCTGCATCGAGTGCCTGCTTATCAAAATAAGGAAAAGCATCGCTGACCTTACGCTTTAAATCTGAGTACTTTTTAGCTTCAGTCACAAACGTAATTGGAAATAACACGTGGAAGCGTGGTCGCGCCTTTTTGCTTCCTTTATCTTTTTGGTGATTTCGTGAATAGTGAACTGCGAAAGTAACGTGAGAAAAGACTTCTTTAATGTCCTCGACATCAACCCAGCTACTCGGATCATCAGAGTGATCATTGTCGCAATCGACGGCAAGACAGTCTGATCCGAGAAAATTATCAACACTACGATAGTTTTCTTTGTATAAGGCGCAGACATAGTCTTTGGATACCGCAGCTTTCAGTGTTTCACTATCGATAATCTCGATTTTATGGGGATAAAGACAGTTTGTTTGATTAATTAGGTAGTCTGAATAATACATTGTGAACATGATGATTTCCCCTTTATTTTTTCATATAAAACTTGCACGCATAGCCATCCGCTTTGAGGTTTAAGCCCCCAGCCCACGCTGGAACTGTGGCCATGATTTTTGTAATGGATTCGACGGTTACAGTCTTTGGAACTTCAACTACAATTTCGTCATGAATATGCATCACAATTATTTGATCTTTCATGAGGTTAATTGAGTGACATAAAATATCTCGAGCAATCCCTTGGACAATGTTTTCGACAAACTTTGGTCCATAAGAGTCAAGTCGCGACCATTTCTTCGTTTGTGAGTGCATACCAGAATAGGTCACACACTCGCTTCTAAACTTATTCAGTCCGATCTGAGGCATCACATATGCCAATTCTCGTCCACTCGGCAATTTGATAAATAGCATGCCGCTTCGATGCGTAAAGGTTAAACCGTAGCGTGTCATTGACGTACCATCTCCATCAGAGATGACTTTTTTGACTGCTTTATCGATGTCCCACCAGAGTTTTGTTATGTTTTGATTGGCATCACGCCAACTAGAAACTAAAGTAGGTAGTTCTTCTTCAGCTAAGCCCATGTCGAGAGCTCCCATTTCAGTCAGTGCCCCTGTAGAACCACCATAGCCAAGCGCTAGCTCGGCAATTTTCCCTTTTTGACGAAGATGACCATTGATTCCATTTTTAACTACTGGCACATTAAACATCTTTGAAGCTGAGGCGCAGTAAATATCTTCATTCCGAGCGAAGGCATCGATACGCCACTGCTCTTTAGCAAGCCAGGCAATAACTCGCGCTTCAATCGATGAAAAGTCAGCAACGATAAACTTATGACCTTCACGAGGTATAAAAGCAGTACGGATTAGTTGCGATAAGGTATCCGGGACATCTTCATAAAGCATTTTTAGCGCGTTGAGGTCTTCAAGTTTTACTAAGTCACGAGCGAGTTCAATGTCATCTAGTTTGTTTTGTGGTAGATTCTGGAGTTGCACGATCCTAGAAGAAAAACGGCCTGTGCGATTAGCGCCATAGAACGAGAACATGCCACGAATTCGACCATCGGCACACACTGCATCTATCATGCGCATGTACTTTTTAGTGGATGTTTTTGATAGCATTTGGCGCAGTGCCATTGCTTCTCCGACAGGATCATCGATATTATCGAGTCTAATTTTTTCAACACTCTTTTTACCGAGATCATCAAGGTCTATTCCACATTTCATTAACCACGTTTTTATTTGTGATACTGAATTAGGATTATCGACATTCGTTAGGTTTTTCATGGCAAATGCAAGCTCTTTTGATGCTTTTTCATTTATTTCTATGCATTTATGCACAAAATCACGATCAAGTAATACCCCTTGATCATTGATTGTTTGATCGGCAACATACTCATCCCAAACAAAGTCTGGTACTGGGTAATTCTTAAGACGATCCTTTATGGCAAGTTCCACATCAACATCACGAACATTGTATAGCTTAAAATTCTTCCATTTGATTGGATCATGATAATAATAGAATCTTGGTTTTCCCCGCTTTGAAGGGGAACAAAAATGTTTAATGAGTTCTTTACCTTCATCGAGTTTTTGCACTTTTAGTTTTAGTGTTTCAGCGACAGCTTTAAGAGAAAGTGGTAGACCTAAGTATGCACTCCAGACCATTGTGCATCTCCATGATTTTGGTGATAAGTATTCGCCTGGAGGCGATCCTAGAAACTTTGATAAGCAGATACGCTCAAATGATGCATTAAACGCCCACTTAGTGATGCATTCATCTTTTAAGAGGGCAATAATCTCGGATGGTATTGTCTCGCCACTAGCTAGATCCACCACCCGAGTTACGCCGCCATCAACTGAATAACCGAAGAGCAATACTTCAAAGTCGTTAGCTTCAACGTATTTATATACTCCGCAGTTATTCAAGTCGATGCTGCTATATGTTTCTATGTCGATTGATAAATTTTTAGCCCAGGAAGTCGTCACTGTCATTAGTGGCAAAGTCGGCATCAGGCGTTGATTTACTTCCGAGTGGTTCCCCATCACGAATTTTTTGTAGGTGGTTCAAGCCGCAAGCGATACCTTTGTTGCCATTGTTGTTGAATGCATAGAAGGTAATTGATGCACGACCATAAATACCACTATAGATTTCACTTGTTTCAATAATTCGATTGAGAACCGCATCGACAACTTCTGGTTTGTTTGTTGAGTTGGCATTAACGAAATAGCTATTTTTATAAGCCACATCGTTTGCTCTTTCTATGTCGCCATCACGAAGTGGGTTTTTAATTGCCGTCATCGGTGGGACAGCTTTTCCAGCACCACGAAGCTTGAATTCGCCTTCTTTATAGGCCGCTTCAACAGCGCTTTGGATTTTCTTCACTAAATCGGTATCCGACTTAGGGATAATGAGTGAGACAGAATACTTGGGAACTCCGCCTTCTGTCGTGGCTCTAGGTTCATTTGCGATTAAGTAGCTGAATCTGACTACTGATGTAATTACCTTACATGGGTTTGTTTTTGACATGATTTTTCTATTCCTCCATGAAATCATTTTTTGCCAAGTTAAGTTCCGACCTCGCGTCATTATCTTCAACGAGAGTTGGCTTGCCGGATGGTTTATAGACATATTTGTTTACTAGTTCGGTAAATTTAGCCTTACCGAGGCGTTTCGTTAATTCAGCAATGGATAAGAGTTTTCTTTCAAATGGATCGAGTCCAGCTTCTTCCACCGCCCTGATGACATCGTCTTCTGATGTGTACTTACGATTAGAGCGTCCTTCGACTAACTTATAACCAGGTATTTGTTTTCCTTTTAGGGCTTCAGCTAGGGCATAATCTTTGATGTCATTGCCCCAGGAAACGAGTTCGTCTATTTTGCCGAGAATCTCTGCGATTTCCTCAAGCGACATTAATGCTTTGTCCTTTGCTCGATAGCCTTCAAGTTTGAGCATCTTTTCTGCTCTATATCTACAGTCATGGCGCGCTTTACAAAATTGGCACCATGAACCGCAGTTGAATTCACCTTTACCTTCATAAGCCAGGGCTGTTTTTGGTTTGACTTCGTTGACTACCCATTCGACAAGTTCATCTTTGCTGCATGACCATTCGGATATGTTATTGAGTCTTGGTTGGATGATCACCATGTTAATGTCATCGATGTCGTACAAAGACTCAAACATGCGTAAGCTTCCATATGCATAAATCATTAACTGAGGATTATGTTCGCAGCTGACTTCAACACCGCGACCTGCCTTGAAGTCGCTGACATAGATTCCGCCATCATAGACGATCACTACATCTGATGAACCCATTCCTTCTGGGACGACATCTGAGAAATCCACGAGCACCTCGCTGGCGATGAAAGGGTGCTTTCCTTCGACCTTTAATTTGTCATATATTTCCGATATGCAATTCAGGGCAACGTCAGTCCATTCTTCCATTTCTTCGCTATAGAATTCGAGGTTCGTTGTATCTGCTTCAAAGGGGATTCCGTAGCGTTCTTTTATCTTTTTTTCGAGTAAAAGGTGCGCAGAACTTCCCTCTTTTGCATAAATTGAGCCTTCGTCTTCATAGTTTTCTGTAAGCCTTACGCTAGGAGGACATTCCATAGCTCTTTTTAGAGAGCTGCCACCAATCAGGGAGTGTCCATTAGTCTTTGGTGGCATTGCTTAACTCCTGTGCTTTGGCTAATAGTTCTGCATAATCTTTCGGATCGACTTCGCTTAATTTGCTAACGCCTAGTCCAATTAGCATCATACGAACATTGGCTGTGTAACCTTTTCTAGATAAGTCAGCTAGAACAGTTCTAACTTCTTCAAGAGTGGGTTGATGTTTTTCTTCAACAGCAGGTTCAACCTTCTTTGGCATTTCTGCTTCCGAATGGTCGGTCTCTGGCTGCGTCTCTGCGACGAGTGCATTAAAAGTTTCAAAGAAGTTATTAATTGCACTCACCAACTTGGGATAAACAATGAGGATCTTATCGTCTTGTTTCGATTTTGCCATTTGCATTTTCTCCTTTCTTAACATCCTCGATAGTGACTTTTTCTACCGAAGCCCCGATTGCAATCACCGTGAGATTGCTTTTAGTGCCGAAGATCTTGTTCATCAACCTTTTTGAGAGGGACATCCTCTTGGCAGCTACCACACCATCTGGGTTAGGTGTTTTTGAGATTTGTACTTTTACTTCCTTCAATTAAGTACCTCGCTTTCTGAAGAGCTCGTCTTCACTACTACACACATTTGGTGTCGTTTTTTGGGGGTAGTTTTGAAAAGAATTTTTGTAATTTTTTTTGAATTGCTTTAAAACACTCGAAAATAGATGAAACATCAACACCTTCGAGTTCAGCGATTTTACATAGGGTGTAGTCTGGGTGCTCTTCTTTAAGCTGATAACGTCTTAGCTGAGTTTCAGTGAGAGATGACAAAAAGGACGAGATTGTGTCCTCGTCTAGTGTTTCATCATCAACATAGGTATCCGTTGCTTTATCAGGAATGTCTTCAATATCAAGTTCCATTCCTTTATAAAAACGGGCTCTATGCCTATCGTGTCTCACGTCTTGCGCGTGTTCTTCTTTTAGCGATTGTTCTAAGAAGACGCACCATTCTTCTTGGGGGTCATATTTGACTCTTTGGGTTGTTCCATCATCAAATTTCCAAGAGAAATAAAGAGGTTTATTAGTTTCTTTGTTTCGCACCAAAAATACGCCTGGATTATCATAGTTTTTCATGTTTTTACCTTGCTTTCCGCGAGATAAACCCATGAAGAAAACAGCTCTAAAAAGAATGCCTGAATTCAACTAGTGATTAATCTCGCTAATTTTGAATTTGCAGACAACCTTATAGGTAGGCTGTTTTGCTTTGTGAGAAGCGTCCTATGTAGACGTCATATCACTTCTCGAACAAAGATTAACATTTAGAATAGACCCTGTAAAAACAGGTCCTGTCCAGTAAAAAAACCATGATTTTATCGATGTTTTTCAATAAAAAAAGAGGTTGCATAATGTCAACCCCTTAATATTTTGATTTAAAATGGACAAGTGCTGTCCACTATAATTTATCTCTTGTTAATGGTTTTCCAGTCCTCTTAATTAAAAACTCATTTACCTTTTCTGCTGGGTGCTCCCTAAAGAATGTTAAAACTGAGCTCAATGAATCATCAAGTTCGTTCCCCGGTACTAGAGTAATTCCAGCTGAAGCCAAAAGTATCCATGCGATTTTAGGTGGAACATTTAGTCCTCTAATAATTGCAACAACAGTCCTTTTGTCTTTTTCTTTATCGTAATCGGATCTGTACCGACTTATTGTTTTTATACTTACATCGGCATCTTCAGATAAACTCTGTTCATCGATATCGAGAAACTCCATCAAGATAGTAAGAGCTTCACCAAATTGAACACCGGAAATTTTTGAAATAACACTATTAACATTTTTTTCGTGCAACTTATGCTTCTTTTGTCCTTCTTCTGTCATTATCAAGGCAGTGTTTTTTTGAAGAGTCAAATCATACTCTACTAATTTTGATCTATCTCTGCATAGATAGCACATCATGTCTAAATCAAGAGGAAGGGAATCGTTCTTATATCTGACGGCAAATTTTACTGCACATTCATCAATATGCAATCTAGCATAGTCGGTAAGTAGTAAAACACCTTTATTGTTTTTAAACACATATCTCGCATCATTTAAAATCAAGTGATTTTCTACGAAAAGAAAACCGCATGTGTTTAAATACGAGATCAACTCTTGTTTGAGAAGCAATTCTAGAGATAGGTCGTTAACACTAATCGTGAAGGTCTCATTAGCCTTTAAAGAATCTTTATTGAATGCGTATGGTCTGATATATGAACCGTCAACCCAGTTAAGTACTCCAATTGCTTCAATAATGCCGATATCAATTAATCTTTTCCTTGCTGCATAGCGAGTAACTTTAAAGATACTTGATAATTCATCAATAACATATGGTAGTAGGTCAATCACGTTTCCGCCAAACAGACGACCATAATCTTCAATCAGTTGAAATGCCATTTTTTGGAACATTTCTACAGGCATTAAAATATAGGGGGCCAATGCATTGGCTTGCATTTCAATTCTCGCTAGAGTGCTTGTTGTATTGGCGTCTATCCCGCCATGTGTTTTACAACGTATATTCTTTAGACTGCCATCTAAAATTTGAGAAAAAAGAAAGGCCTTATAGTGAAAATAAGAATGGACACATTCATGTACCACTGTCATATTTCTAGATCCAAAAGAATATAGAAAATTTACCTGGTCATCAATTAAAATCGTATTTGCATTTACTTTTATTGAGCGCTTATTGTTGTCTGAATCGAAAATATCCGTATCGGAATCCGCAAAAAAGAATTGGCCAAATATTGAAGAGTCGTCAGTGATTTTAACTGGTACGATGGTAAGTCCCATTCTATTAGCCAATAAATCTACGTCAATTGGCATCGGAGTAGCAAGGGCTTCGGGATAAAACTTTTCAAGGATATCATTTGCATAAGAATCAAAATTACTCTTGTCCATAAACGGAATAAAGTCACCTGTTAATGGACTATCGAGTTTTGTTTTATTACCATCATATTCGGCTATTGAGTTAATTACGAAATCTTTGAACTTTTTCTTAAGGTCGCTCGTGCAAGAAACTTTAAACCAAACTCTGGCTGAACAGTCTTCGTGATCGTGTCTTTTTCCACACACCCCAACGCAATCTAAATCAACCTCAAGAAGAACATCAAAATCAATTACTGAAGGTCCCACTCCATTAATTCGGACAGATTTAAAATTAAGGTAGGCTTCATTCACCTCATTAACGAAATGGAATCCGAAGTCATTGATGTGCTCCAGGACCATTTTTCGATTTGAATTACAGTGTTTTAATATCTTATCATGGATATATAGGCCTATGTCGCTGTTTTCTATATATTCGAGAAAGGTGTTCTTCGTCATTCTGAACTTGTGCCTTTCTTTATGTGAAATTTTATATTGTTCTTTTGGCAGAAATCTGAAACGAAGGAAGCGCACTCATTAAAGAATTCTTTATATCCTTTGTATTCGCTTACTTGTTTGTTATAGTGAAGCCTTCCAAAAACTATGTAATCAACAAAAGAAATGCTGTTTAAAATATCTTTTAAATCTTGATCGCAGATATTAGGGGTTGGATAAGGCTCGATGCTAACCCATGTGTAAAAACCGGCGTCGTGTAGTTTTTTGAGTGCTTTAATTCGTTCCTGGTATGAAGGAGTGAAAGGTTCATATTTCTTCCGAAAATTCTCATCAAGAGAAACTAGGGTAATTCCATACTCGTTTATTTTTTTGGTGTTAAGAAGTTCGTCTGGAAGAATACTTTTTGTGAGTATCACCACCTTAATATTTTCTTTGTTTAATCTATTGATTATTTTTAGACTAAGGTCCCCAACCTCTGGGTAGTCGACCATAAAAGGATCTGTTGTAAATGAAAGTTGAACCGATTTGATTTGCTTTTTGTATCTAGGAAGTTCTTTTTCCAATAACTCCATAGCGTTCGATACAATCTTCGGTTCAATCCATTCTTTATAGGATTTAACATTACCGAACCTCCTCGCCATATTAAAAGCATAGCAAGGGTATGTACATCCGTGCGCGCATCCTTTCACATGATTAATTGTAAAATCACCATATTCAACTTCTGTTCTATATAGAAGAGTTTTCTTTGTTGTTGAGTTCATAATCAATTATCCTTTTGTAGTACTATATACTTGTCCTCTGTATAATTTGCAGCTTTGACATAACCGACTTTTCTTATTTTTTTAGCATCAATAAGCGGTCTGATAACGTTTCTAATAATGTGTCCTTTTTTCATAAAAGTGTTTTGTAAACAAATTACTTCAATATTTTCGAATGAAAGTTCTTTTCCAATTTCGCTAAGAATAGCAGGCGACACCTTCTCAAGCTCTGCGACAAAGGCTTCTTCTTCTGGAGTGCGATTAAACAAATTCAGCTCATTTGCATCTGACTCTTTTTGAGAAACGCAATATTCGTTAGTTGGTCCTAAGGCTTTCCAGGTTGCTTCTTTAACCTTTCTTAAACCCTCAATGTTTGGAGTAAGATAGATCAAATAATACAAGGTTACGTTCATCTCGTTTTTCATCTTAACATAATAGCGGAATTTCATGTGAGTTCCGTCTATTAGTTTGTTTGCTAAACAATCTCTTAGTTGCTCTGCTCTAACATAGGAATCATTTTCATCGAAACAACAAAAATTATGTATTAACTCTCCGATTTCTTCCCTATATTTTGTACATTTTGGATTATTAACGTTCCTAGTATAATCGTTGCAAAAAAAGTTAATAATCAGCTCACAGTATATGGACTTAATGAAATCTTTAATTGCGACAGCCTGATTATATTTGATTAAATTGTATGGATCGACATACAGTAGAACACTTTTATTAGTTCCATATACAAATTGAAAATGGTACTCACTCTTAATAGTGGTTATAAAATCACAGGCTTCTTTGCAGTAAACTTTTAGATGAACATTAGAAATGTTTTCTTCTTTGAATTTATCTATGTATATATTAAAAATTTCCTGCATGGTGGATACTTTTTGTGCATCGTAATCGTTTGAAATTAAGAAAAAATTTATATCAGGATGATAAAGAGAAAATTTAACAAACGTGTTTAAAACCTCAATGCTGGTTGAGAGATCACCGCTTTCATAAATTCCCGCATTGCTCATTGCATCAATAAAAAATATATATTTAGAAACGTGACTCACAACATAAAGCCAATGCTCCACATATTTTCTTATATACTCAATTTTTTTAACAGTATGGGTTTTGATGAATTCGCCGTACGAAAACTCAGCCTTCCTGTTTTCAAGAAGTTCTTTGATTTCGTTAAAAGAATAACCTTCAAATCCCATAAATTACCTACACGATTACCCGCAAATAGCAGTAAATAGGCTTTAGTCTTTTATATTGTTAAGACCAAATTATTCACCTATTCCAAAGAATCTCTCAAAGAATGTAATAATCTTGATCATGACTCTTTGTTTTTTTTCTGCTCTATTGCTACCACCAAATCTTGAGATGGGTGGCATAATCTTATCGAGGTCGGTTCCGTTAGTTTTAACATAGCCATCTTTAAGGCAATTTGAAATGAATTCTCTTGTTGCGGAATCTTTGAGGCCTTCGCCTTCAACAAGTTCTTTAATCTCTTTTTCTTTTTCTTCAGCGATATACGCATGCCAATTCGCCATGACATCATCAACTTCATTAATTCCAGACAAGAAGTTTTGAATAAGCTCGCGTTTGCTTCTTAATTCAGGAGATGCATCCATTGCCTTTTGAATCGCGACGATAATCTCACGATCCTTACAGTGGGTATCATGGTATTTTTTAACAAGCATTAAGATGTAATCGATATTTACTTCGATTTGCTTAATGAGTTCGATCTCAAAAACGATGTCGTCATTGATGTTTCTAAGCTCTCCCTGAGCAGAGGATGGTCTTAAATCAAGATATCTAGAAACGCAATCTTGTAAATCAATGTCGGAGATAAGCTCTTTTCCAACAAAGTCATCGAAGGATGCTAGTAGGTTCTTTAATCTTAAGATGACACCGAAGAGTTTCAGGAAGTTCCTTTGATTTTCTTCGCCTTCAATTCGTGGATCAGAGAGGGGATATTTTTCTAATAGTTCTTCGACGAGCTCCACATAACCTTTATGGTACTTACCTTCGTTATCGGTGTACCCGTTGTAGTAATCATTAAAGCCTCTTAGTAAGACTATGCCTGTCGCATCTCTATCGCCAAATAAGGATATCGATTCATCAACTTTCTTTTGAAGAGGTCTAAAACAGATAATATTTCCGAAAGTTTTGATTGAGTTAAGGATCCGGTTTGTTCTTGAGAAAGCCTGCATTAAACCATGCATCTTAAGGTTCTTATCAACCCAAAGAGTATTTAAAGTCGTGGCATCAAAGCCAGTAAGGAACATGTTCACGACGATAAGCAAATCAATCTCTTTATTCTTCATTCTTAAAGAGAGGTCGCGATAATAGTTCTGGAATCCTTCCCCTTCAGTTGAAAAGTTTGTACGGAACATTTCGTTGTAATCTTTGATTGAAGCTTCAAGAAAATCACGTGAGGACTGATCGAGTCTAGAAGTATCTTCTGGGTTTTCTTCATCGATAATGCCATCGATCTCGTCTTCGTTCGCCCCATACGAATAAATGATGGCAACCTTGAGTTTCTTGGCATCTGGAAGTTCTTTGATCTGTTTCTTGAATTCAGCATAGTAGAGTTTAGCAGAGGATATGGAAGCTGTCGCAAAAATAGAGTTAAACCCACTGAGGCGAATCTTTTCTCTTACTTCTTCTTTGCCTTTAAGCACGTCATGGACATTCGATATCACACTTTGGCTATAAGTCTTCTCATTACGATATGTCTTTTGATTATAGTGATCAAGAATGTATTGAGTGACTAAGGAGATTCTTTGAGGAGCATTAAACGCTGCTTCTCGGTCAATATCTTTAACCTTTTCATCTTCGATTGCGTCATCTTGATCCATCGTCTTAATGTAATCGACTCTGAAAGGGAGAACGTTTCGATCGTTAATGGCGTCAATAACTGTATAAACATGCAGTTGATCACCAAAAGCCTGTGAAGTTGTCTTTAAATGAGGATTCCCACCCGTGGAGGAATTAACACTAAAGATTGGAGTCCCAGTGAATCCGAAAATATAGTATTTATTAAAGTTTTTGATAATGGCAGTGTGCATGTCGCCAAATTGGCTACGATGGCATTCATCAAAGATGAGCACTACTTTTTTATCAAAGACTGGATGTTTCTTATTTTGTTCAATGAAGATAGAGAGCTTCTGAATAGTAGTAATAATAATTGTGCTATTAGGATCTTCCAGTTGTCTCTTTAAAACCGCTGTGGAGGTATTAGAGTTTGCTGCACCTTTTTCAAAACGATCATATTCGAGCATGGTTTGATAGTCGAGGTCTTTTCTATCAACAACGAATAACACCTTATCAATATACGGAAGTTTTGAGGTGAGTCGAGCAGCTTTAAAGGAGGTGAGGGTTTTGCCACTACCCGTTGTATGCCAGACGTATCCGCCAGCTTTAATGGAGCCAAACCATTTATAGTTCGTTGCCACTTCAATTCGGTTAAGCATTCTTTCCGTTGCAGCGATTTGATAGGGCCGCATCACGAGCAGTTTTTCTTCGGCAGTGTAGACACAGTATTTAGTAAGAATGTTTAATAAAGTGTGCTTCGAAAAGAATGTCCTAGTGAAGTCAATTAAATCCGGAATGATCTTGTTCTTCGCATCTGCCCAGAAAGAAGTGAATTCAAAGGTATTGCTCGTTTTATCTGTCTTTTGCGTTTTATTAATATCTTTAACGTGGGAGAAACGAGTGGTATTCGAATAATACTTCGTATGAGTTCCGTTAGAGATAACAAAAATTTGGACAAATTCAAATAACCCGCTTCCAGCCCAGAAGCTATCTCTTTGGTATCGGTTGATCTGATTAAAAGCTTCTTTGATCGCCACACCACGTCGTTTTAGTTCGACATGAACGAGCGGTAGACCATTTACCAGAATAGATACATCATAGCGGTTCTTATAGGTTCCATCATTGACTTCATATTGGTTGATGACTTGAAGTCTATTGTTATGAATATTGACCTTATCAACTAATTTAATATTTTTGGTTTCACCGTTATCTCTTTTAAGGGCAAATATATGATTTTCTTGGATGATTTCCGACTTTTCTTTAATTCCCGCATTAGCCTTACAAAGACAGTTATTTAAAATTTGTCTCCATTCGTTATCTGAGAATTGATACTCATTAAGCGTTGAAAGCTGGTTTCTCAAGTTAGTGAGTAAATCTTTCTCGTCGCGAATTGAAAGAAACTCGTATGACTGTTCGGTGAGCATACGAATAAACTCTTTTTCAAGAGCGGCTTCGCTTTGATAAGAATCAGAACGTGAAGAAACAGGCTTATACTCTGTGACTACAGTTTCTTCATTTGATTGAGAAATGACAGTGTATTGCGCCATTATGCCTTTAACTCCTTGAACGTTAATAGTTTATCACGATAATATTCATACTGCTTTTGCCGGGCGGCGATTTCAGCGGGAAGACCTGCTGAGAGATCATTACAATATGCGTCGAATTTATCAAGAATGTCAACGATGCGTTGTTGTTCTTTGAGAGGTGGCAAGGGTATCTCATATTGTTTAACGACTGAATCAGGAATAGACGGATAACTTCCTTCAACTTGGTTTAATTCTATAAATTTATAAAAATCTGATGTTTGAATTGAATGATAAATCCATTGAGGTAATACTTTTCTTTGATCTGCTCTTAAAACACAATAACCAGTACTGCAAATTTGATTATCGTAATCGTGGGGAACAATGGTTTGCCGTTTTAAAAGTGGCCTAGTAGTCCCAAATAATACATCCTTTTCTTTAACTACTTGCATGGCTCTACTTGGATGATTTTCAGAAGTAATTAAAGAGGTTTCAACAATTTTTCCCTTTTCTCGACTAACAGAGGATAAATCGATATATTGATAATCTTCATTTTTGGATTCATTCCATTTTATATTTTCTGGTTTAATACAAATTGAACCCAATTTATGCCTATTCACTGTGTCATTGAGCAGCATAAGTTCATGTCGATAATACCCATATTGCTTCTTTCTAGCTGTAAGCTCTGCTGTAAGCTCTGCTGTAAGCTCTGCTGTAAGCTCTGTGAAATTGTCCAAAATTCGTACAATTTCACGTTGAACTTCAATAGGAGGGACGGGGATAATTAATCCTTTAATATCATCATTGCTTAAGTTCTTTACAGATCCGCCGTTTAGTCCAGTGGTTAATGTTTCAATGGAATTGCATAAAATGTAAAATAAATATTTATTCAAAATTGAATTCATAGGGGTAAACATTCCAACGCGTTGATTTAAATAACAAATATTTTTTGAGTTATTTATTCCTACTTTAATTGTCCCACTCATACCAATAACAATCTTTTGAGGGTATATGATATATTTGTCCAAATTTACAAAATAATAATCAGGATTAAAATATTCCATATTTTCAAATGATATTTCGTTTCCTTGAATGTTGGTTGTTCTACAAATTGGAAGACCTTCAGTCAAGAATAAAGATGATTTAAATGCAAATCCTGTAGTAAAATCTGATACTTCTCCTAACCTTCTATATTCCACCCCGTTAGGGCATAACTTTTGTATGAGTTCTTCTAACTTGCTCATGGCTATCCCTCGATTTCCTTAATGATCTTAGAAATCTCTTCGCGAAGCATATTCTCTTTTTTTACAATTTCTTCAATTTCGGAGTTAAGTTTAATAATGTTGATTTTTTCTCTAGTATCTTCTTGTTCTACATATGTTGAAACCGAAAGGTTATACTCACTTTCTTTAACTTCCTCATGAGTAGCAACTTTCACAGTGTGGTTCTTATTTCTTCTATCAGTATAAAATTTGACAATATTAGCAATATTTTCATCTGATAGCCTGTTGTTATTTGTCACTTTAACGTATTCTTTCGATGCATCAATGAATAAAATGTTCGTATCAAACTTATTCTTCTTTAAAACCATTATGCTTGTCGCGATTGAAGTCCCAAAGAACAAATTGCTTGGAAGTTGAATAATACAATCAACAAAATTATTGTCTACTAAGTACTTTCTAATCTTTTGCTCTGCTCCACCTCGATACATGATTCCAGGGAAACAGACAATTGCAGCTGCCCCGTTCGTTTTTAGCCATGATAGCGTATGCATGATAAAGGCCATGTCTGCTTTTCCTTTAGGAGCAAGGACACCAGCAGGAGCAAATCTTGGATCATTAATTAATAAAGAATTTGAATCACCCGCCCATTTGATTGAATAAGGTGGATTTGAGACGATGACTTCGAATGGTTCGTCATCCCAATGTTCGGGTGATATAAGTGTATCTTCACAAGCAATATTGAAATTATCAAAACCAACACCGTGCAAGAACATATTAATTCTACAGAGGTTATAGTTTGTGATGTTGATTTCTTGGCCAAAGTAGCCTCTTCTAACTTTTCCTTCACCAAGTACTTTATTTGCCTTTAAAAGCAATGAACCTGAACCACAAGCAGGATCGTAGACCCCATCAACTTCAGTTTTACCAACTGTGGCTAATCTCATCAATAATTCAGAAACTTCTTGAGGAGTAAAGTATTCACCACCGCTTTTACCAGCGTTTGATGCGTACATCGACATCAAAAATTCATAGGCATCACCAAATGCGTCAGTTTTGTTATTGCCACTATATTCTAGATTCATGCCACCAATTCCATTGAGAATTTTTACTAGCTTTTCATTTCGCTTAGCAACGGTAGAGCCTAGTTTATTTGAATTAACGTCGATATCAGCAAAAAGGCCTGTAAAGTCACTCTCACTATTCGTTCCACTTGCAGATTCTTCAATGTGCTTAAAGACTTTTTCTAGTGTTTCATTGAGGTTTTCATCATTGGCGGCTTTTTTCCTCACATTGCAGAATAATTCACTTGGAAGGATGAAAAAGCCAACCGCGTTGACCATTTCTTCTCTAATTGATTCAGCTTCTTTATCAGATAACTCGGCATAAGAAAAATTCACGTTTCCACTATCATGCTCGTTTTTATCGATATATTTTTGTAGGTGTTCAGATATATAACGATAAAACATTATTCCTAAAATATATTGTTTAAAATCCCAGCCATCAACACTACCCCGTAAATCATCAGCAATAGCCCAAATAGAACGGTGTAGATCTTCTCTCTCGTTATTGGTAGGCATAAAGAATCCTCCTTTGAAAATTCATAATTAATTGTTAAGTATAACTAGTAAGAGTTTACCATATTTTGTCTCATTTATTCATCACTTTTTAGTCATTCCAGATACCAACGTGTCACAATTGTTCTCATTCGTGCCTCGTATTGAGTTCAAAAGTGCCTCTATTGATAGTAGGCGTGCGTCCTATTGACTATATGTTGCATAAAAATGACTCGTTTTAGATCTGTTATGGTTCTTTATATGTGGGGTTAATTATGAAAAAGTGTGATTACACCAAAAGAAAAAGGATTGACACAATTGTATCAATCCTGACCATGCTACATGGCACCATCTATGTAATGAAAATACGCAAGTTTTTTGATTTTAAGGAAAGTGTCTTTTTTTGTTATGAATAGGAAAATGCTCGTTATAGAAAAGAAAAGTGTCCTTTTTTACGAGTTCTTGTTGTTCTACGGAAACTGCTTGTTGTTAGTAGGAAAGAAAAACGAGTTTTTAGACTGATTTTGTCTTGATGAGGTTTATCGTTGATTCAATTTGGGTAGTCACGAAGTCATTGATGCTTCCATAGTTTGTTTCGATAAATGACTTGGTTTCTTGGTTCAGTTCCTTCAACACTTCTTCTTTGGCGAGAGTCAATGCTACCTGTTGAGCCTCTTGATCAAACTTGCCGCTCTTCTTGAGTGAATCGACATAAGTTTGGGTAACGCTTCGAACGGCACGTTCAACAATCGTTGTGAGTCCAGTCAAGATGTTCCTGGTCTTTTCATCCTTAATCTTCTGATTGATGAGTTGGATGAGCTTAGTGCCACCCAAGGTAATGAGTGGTAACACAACTGATGTAACGATAACGCTGATGATTGAGATGATGATTTCGTTCATATTAATTAGATTCCTTTTCTAGCATATTTGGCTTTGCTTAAGCTTTTGACATCCCGTTCAAGAACGGCGACGCGAGTGGTCGTATCGGTATTGATGACCTCTAACTTATCCAGTCGCTTTTCGATGCGTTCGGTACTCGACTTGATATAAGAGATGTCGGAAATGATGATCCCTTCGTTTTTCCCGGAGAGTTTATCTTCTTTCTTATTAGCTCGTTTGAAAGCTAGATAGGCAAATAGGATTGTCGAAAGGGCGCCGATGACACTGATGACCGTCAAGACTGTTTCTATTTCACTCATGGTTCTTCACCTCCTTAAGATATTGAATGATGTTTTTAAATTCGCTGAGCGAGTGCTCATTTTGCAGTTTGTAGTTTTGCTTGTAGACCTGGATTTTTTCGATGGTTCCTGGCGCTAAAGTAAGCGACCATTCGCCCGTGGATACGAATCGAAGCACTTGTTCTTCAATCCGATATAGGTGCCACATCGTTTTCGTATGACGATCTTCATTTAGATAGGTTTCAAAGTAGTCGATAAGTTTTCCGAGATATGTTTTGAAGATTGAGGCAAAACCTCTAGTTTGATAACTTTCATAAGTGCTAACGAATTCTTCCTTTATATAAAGTGGCGTGTTACCAATGACTTCATCAGGAAAGATGAGAAAAAGATTGGCCAAGTTTTCGTCGAACTCCATCTTTTTTATCCAGAGATCCTTACTAAAAATAAAGTACTCATGCTTCGTTTCATAATCGACGATGTGATCCATGCCGCTATAACCGTCAAGAACAACAGCAATATCTTCATCGGAGTTTTCGTTATCCACTCCGTAGGCTTTTGAACCGATGCGATAGATAAGTAGAATCGTGCTTAAAGGAAAGTTCTTTCTAATGAATTCCATAATTACCTCCATACCTGAACATCGGCGACTCGATGTCCATAATCCGTTGTTGATGAATAAAGTAAGATTTCGCCGCCAGAATACTCGACGATAAAGTAATAGCTCGTCTGTAAATATAAGTAGGAAATATTGGTTAACGATGAACTGCTGATGAGCCGTCCCGAAAACGTCAGCGTGACCTGATTGTGCAGTCTGACGGTGAACAGGGTTTTATTAAGATTTAACGAGGCGACGTTATATCTAGCGATGATTGCCCCATATGCCGAAAGCGGAGTCAAAAGCATCGGGCCGTAGTTTTGTTCAACGTATGTTTTAAGAGCTGTATCTAAACTAGTGAGCCGATTACTTATCGACTTGATTGAGGGCACTTCGTAACTGCTATCAAGGGTGAGCGAAGTTGCTGTCTTTTGGTATCTAGCAAGCGGCAGTTCATATATCCCTGTTGTGTTATGTAAATTGTTCTGCGTGAGGGTGGGATAGGTTGATGTTCCTTCTTTGGCATAAAGAGTGATGACATTTGTTGCTAAATCGACTTTTAGAACTAGATATCCGTATTTCACTGAATCGAGGATGATCGCTACCTGGCTATTGGATTCAACGAGTATTAGGCGTCCGTAAATCGCCACTACACCTTTAGCGACTGTCAGAAGATTATTGCCTGCTGTAACAGTGCAGTCGTTATAAAGACCTTTAATGACTCCAGCGGACGTTAGATCGAGCAGATGATAATAGAAATCAGCATCATCTTTAGATGACACCTGACTTCCATCAAATGTTATTTTGCGTATGGCCATGTTATTTCCTTCTTTCTATCATTTTCAATTTCTCGGTCAGTTTCATTCGATGTTCTCCGAGGATTATCGAACATTCTTTTAAAGTTCCTTTGAACGCTATTTGGCTGAGAATCGATGGAATGGATTTTGTCTTTGTGATGAATTCAACCTGGTCGCCGAGAGCGATGTTCGAAAATGGGATAAATATCTGATTGTCCATCGTGACATCAAAGGTGATGGCATGAAGGAACTTGTCTTTTATTAATGCTTGTTTAGCGACCGCTAGTGGATCATCACCACTTTGATATTCGATATATGAATATTTGACTGGTGTTATTCGTAATGGGTGGCTCGCATTCGCAGTCACACTTCCATCAGCTAGAAGGTAATAAGTTAGTGTCGCTAGACTATCACCGTAGAGGATCGCTTTATTGATTGGGATGTTCCCGTCTTCATTGATGGATAAATTGCGAAGTAAGGCCAAATCATAACGGAGTTTTATTGTCGTTACGGTATCGATAATCACCATTTTTAGATGGGTGATTTCCCCGTTTACAATGCCCAGTCTAGTTTCAACTCTTAAGCCATTTGTCGCATTGAGTTCGCTAATCAATTGAGCGATGGTCTTTACTTCACTTTTCGTGACGCTGATTGCTCCTTGGGCAATACTTTCATTTCGTACCTGGAGATAGGTCATGTTCTGGGTTGAATCGGGGCTAGCAATGAGATGATTCGTGATCAGCGATTTGATGTGTTCTCCTAGATTACCCAAAGGGTAATTGACTGTGAGGTATTCGGTTTCAAGAACGCTATTGAAGTGAGTTGTGTTTATCTTCGTTTTGATTGCTTCAGCGCTTATCTTCTTTACGATTCCGATATAAAAGAAACTACGTTCATGCAAGATGGCGATATCTTCTTGAGCGGTTTCACCACCGCTACCGCTGATTACAAAAGATGATTCGCTATTGATGATGGTATCTAACACAATCTCAAAAAATTCAATTGGGAGATTGGCTTTAAAGGTGAAATCAAGGCGACTATAGATGAGTAAGTTCATAGCTAGACACCTTCAAAACTTTCTTCAATTTTCAGATAGCACGTCGCTATTTCACTCGTTCCGGGATAGAAGACGATTTCCGATTCACCCTTAGGAATCGTTAGAAAATTCTTACAAGTGAAATCTTGATGTTGGTAGGCATTTACATCAGCGACTTTGATATACTCGTCCTCGGGAAGGCTCGACATGGAGACAATATCTTCCCCTTCATAAAACAATCTGAACGTTCCTATCGTTTCCCCGTTTTTATTGATGGTGACATATGGGTTTTTCATCCTTCCAATCATCTTTAGACTTAGATAGGCATCGGAGTCGCCACTATTCGTAATCTGCATGGATCCGTTAGCGTTAGCGCCATAGGTGTAGTTATAGACATAAGGGAACTCTTTATCGGATTCAGTTGTCGACACTTCGAGCGCAAATTCGCTACTACGATACCAAGGCGATAACTTCACGATGATGAGGTTGCTTTGAAGACTTCCAAACGATATCTCACCTTTGGTGATTTCTTTAAACGCAATCTTAGAGAGATAGGTTTCGTTCGTCTTATACTCTAGGAACAACTTAGTCGCACGAGAGATGAAAAGGACAAAGTCCTTATATCCGCTATAACCTTCTAGAAAGACGATCCCAAGCGTAATATCTCCAAGTCCATGTTTGATTCTTGCTAACGAATAGCGATCACGAAACGCTAGGTACTCGTTTTCCCTTGTGATACCCAGTCCTTCGATGCCGTTAATTAGGACTTTGCCAGTGAGTTTAATGCTCTGGCCATATTCATTGATGATTCTTAGGGAGCGCATCAGTAAGCTCCTCCTAAAGCTTTATTGATGGATTCGATATCAAAGCTACTGCTTGAAGTGTTAACGACGACGTTATTTGTCGTGTAGGCATTCTTAGTTTCGCTTTTGTTAGATTGGAAAAGATTTCCGGAGAATAAATCGCCGAAGAAATTCTTAACGCCCTTGAAGAAATCGCCGATGCCCCTAAAGGCTTTGCTGATGTTATCGATGATCCAACTGATGGCATTGATAATTTGTTCGAGTAACCAGAGAACGGGTTCAAGGACAGTCGTCAGTACTTCAATGGCCGGAACTAAAATCGCACTGATAACATCGCCCATGATGATAAGTAAGGGGGCGAATGCTTCAAGCAGTAACTTGATAAAGTCAAGTTGGAGGATAAGAGGTGCTAAAAATAGATCGATCAGTGGAGCGAGGACTTCCATCAATACTCCGAGGGCGTTAGCCAATGTGCCAATAAGCGAAAGTATCGGGTCTAATATGGCGATGATGATATTAAGGACTGGAATCAAAATTGCCACGACGATATCGATGATGCTTATCAATACATCCGCGACGATATTTAATAGCGAAAAGACCACTTCGATGATTTTAGTCAGTGGCACGAGGATGGCATTGATAATCTTGGATAAAGCATTAA